ACGAGTCAGGATAGTAAGTAGGATCAGTGACCAGTGCTACCAAGCCTGCCATCGTGTGAAACGGTTGACCATTGCGAGTACCAGAAGACTTCTGACCAAAGATCAGAGCTTTCTCGATATCAGCAGCGTGGAACGCAGCACAATCTTGTTTCGATTCTGCCACATTACTTTCACCAGCAATAGTGAGAGTAGCACGCACAGAATCAGAAACTGCCCAAGTGTTACGGAAGATTTGGGTGTAGTTAGTGATGCGAACCGGGTTGATAATAAGAGCGTTAGGACGAACAGAAGATTCCTCGAATGCAGAACCAACTTGGTACAGCTGCACAGCATCAGAGATGGCAGCAGCAGCCACAGTGCCCACACCACGAGAAACAGTGATTTGAGTAGCAGAAACTACGCTATTCACAATCACATTCTCACCAGTGCTGTTAACACGCAGAATCATGCCGGGCAGGATGTTGGTGGAAGAAACAACAGTGAACGTGGTGGTAGTACCATCAGCAATTGCACCGTTCAGTTGCACGTACGGGAAAATCATAGTTTTCGTAAAGAAGCCATGCTCGAATTGAGCAGCAGTTTCAGAACTCAACATAGAAGTAATACCGAACAGAGGAGCTGCACCATTAGGCATCAGCCGAGTAATCATTCCTGCGAATGACTTCTTAGCAAAATCCGTGGTGAGGTTATTAGAAGTGAAAATACCGGTAGACATTTGTTAGTTTCTCCTTTTTCCTAAATTAGTTACCGTAGAGGTCCATAGCAGTAGCGGAAGTTTTCACAAGAGTAAAAACTTTAGACGTTGCATTAACTACCAGATTGCCTGCGATGGCAGTAACACCAGTGCCGCCAGCAATAGTAGCAGCTTGTGCAGCGGTGTTAGTGAGGCGAAACTCGAAAGAATCACCAATATCCATTTCAGGCAGAGCTGCCAGAATCGCAGCAGCGGTAGGAGTAGTGTAAGTAACTGCACCAGCAGCACCAGTGAAACGAGCAATACCACCAAGCATTGCATCAAGACCAATGGTGAGATTGCCAGCAGTTGCTACGGTAGTAATACGAGGAGAGCTGGACATAAGACCATCACCAGCACGCGCATCTCGCACCAAACCACCTTCTCGGACCTGTTGCCGTTTATAACCCATTTTAATCACCTCGCTAAAATATTAAAGAAAAGTAGACCAATCAGTATCAGCTTTGGAACCTTTAGTGGTTTCTTCCGTAGCTGCTTGCTTGGTAGAATTTACTGCTGTTGCAAAACTATCCAGGAATTGTTCTGCCATCGCAGTAAGCTCGGATGCAGTTGCATCAGGATATTTCTGAGCTAACTGGTGCTCCATTGCAGATACGATAGGAGCAGCAGCTGGGTGAGAGAGTGCATCGTTTTTAGTGCGGATGGAATCTGAAACTTGGTATTTCTTTACGAGTGAGGGAATACGAGATTCAAAAGATTCTTGCGCTTTGGAAATTGCTGCTTCAATCATCTTAGTAGAAGCAAATGCCGATTGCGCGTAAACCTGTTGTGCTACTTTGTTAAGAGAATCTTGGAAAGCTCCAACTGCATCTTCTCCACCAGCAGCAATTTTCGCCATTGTTTCTTGGTTAAGAATACCAGCGAAATTAGTTTTTCCTGCTGCTTCTTGTAACTTCTTAGGATCGACATTGAAAGAGAATTTGTCAGAGCTAGATGCAGCATTAGGATCATTTTCCCAAATCTTCTCAAATGCATCCAGCGGGGATTTTGTAGTCTCAGGAGCTGCAGCTGCGGGTGTTGCAGGAGCTGTTGGATTCCCAGCTGGAGCAACACCAGTTCCTTCTGGGATATTTCCAGGATTACCAGTTCCAGAGGCAGGAGCAGCAGGAGTTGCAGATGCGCCACCCATTACATTACGAAACATATCCATTACACTCATTTTTACTTCCTTTCATTAAGTTGTTGTACAGCATATTCGTGAAGGGCAAAGATATAATCAAGCATATTGAGTTTGCCCTGTAACTCAGCTTCTTCTTGCAAATATTTACTTACATTGGAGGGATCAAAAGTGAGACGAACTAGAGAATCTGCAACTGCTGCTCGCTCATTCTGTAATTTATACTGTTGAAGTTCTGAAAGTATTGACCCAGTAATATCTTCCTCCGGAGTTAGTTCATAAGTTGTAAAAGTGTTAGGTTTGATATTGGCCATTTGTATCTCCTTGCGGTGCGCCTATCGGTTGTTGTGCGACATTGTTACCAGTTGGGGTGTAATTGAATTGTTGCGGCATTGGCTGCGGCGGCCATTTCACAGTAGAAAGATCCTGACCGGTTTTAACTAGCTGCTCAGTAATTTGCATCATTACTTGCTGCCACTGTGCGAGAGCTTGTTCATAAGCAAGCTGTTCAGGAGATTTTTCAAATGGAGAAAGATCAGCTCCTTGAGTTTTCATAAGATATGAGAACATTGGAGCAATGTTATAGCCTTGTCCAATTTGCGGAGAGGAGCCAATTACTTGCATTGCAACTTGTAGAACATCCGCATTTACAAGTTTATCCGTAGGAAGCAAGCCATCGGCGAGTTTAAAATTCATTACTGCTTGACGTAGTACGAGCGGGTCAATAGTGACCATACGTTTAGCAGGTTCACTGTAAAGAGATTCTGCTCCTTGGTATTGGAGAATATTAACTTTTAGAATCTCTTTTAGAGGAGTAAAGAATTGTGCCTCATAATGGAGAGAAGTGAGCTGGTCGCGGCCATTCGCATTACCCATCACAGTCTCAAACTCTTTACGAGTTTTATTACCTTTTACGAATTGTCCCTGGCGAACTTGATTGCGCCCAGAAATCATATCTGCCATTTGAATAACAGATTGAGTCTCTTGCATCAGGATGCCAGATTGGTCATCACGGAAAGGAATTGGGAAATAAGATTCACCAACAGGTTTTCCGTAAGCAGCAGGGCGCACAGGAATTTTCGCAGAAGGATTATCGGAATTAATATGTTTCTCGGAAAGGCGAGAAGGATCATAGATTCCGCGATCAGAAATCGCACGACGGCGAGCTGCAATAATTGAATTCCACATTGCAGAAGTAATATCTTGCATCGGCTCCACGTTCTCAGAAAGAGATTTAGTTTGATAGCCTAAACCATCTTCGAGAGGTTGTGCGAAGAGAATAGGAAGCAAGCCGTGAGCATTAGTTTGTCGTTCCGCATGAATCAGAACTGAGTGATTCACAATGATAAGTTTCCACACTTGTGGGGTGTTGGAAGAAGGAACTTTAATGTTAAATTCAGAAGGAAGAATTCGTGCATACAGAGTAGTTACTTCATAAGAGTCTTTATACTGAATCTTCTGATCTGAGCCTGCGAGTTCTGCCCAAGACATCCAATTAAAGTTTCCTGCTTTCGGGTCTTTCCCAATACGGATTTGATTATTGATATCAGGAATGTAATAAGATTCTACTCCATCATTCGAGGGAGTGCCATAGCCACTCTCAAATGCAGGCCGAATGTTATCGATAAATTTAGTGGGGAGAGAGGAGATAAATTGTTTCAGGCGAATACGAGACATTAGTTCCGTATAACCTGCAAATTCTCCTTGCTCGGGCACAAGAGAAGGAACTACGCGGGTATCGAAGAATGTGTTATATAGGTCAAGATTTCTCAGTTTATTTCCGGCCCAGAGGAGTTCTTTTACTTTCCCTTCTTGGCCATCTTTAAATTTTATATCAGTCTCAAAGGAAGGAATTAGTTCTTGACACCAGGAAACTTCCATTGCTGCGAGATTGTACTTAAATCCATTGCGGAAAAACATCTCGATTTCTGCGACCCAGCCGCCACGAGTTGCTTGATTGTCAATGACAGATTCAAGCTGCATTGCAGCATTCATATATTGGGGAGCTGCTACTACTGCAAAGAGAGGATGGCCAGTGAGAAATACACTGGATTGGTAAGTTACAGCAGATTCTACTTGCGGGAGAACCACTGGAACTGTGATATTTTGAAACTTACTGGGATCACCATAAGTATTAGAAAGTTTCGCTTTGGTCTGTTCCGCTGAGAGATCTTTCTCTCGATAGTAAGCTTTATCAATCTTTCTCAGGCGCTCTCGTAGATTCCAAGATTGGTCCACAAACATATAACATTGTTTGGTGTATTCGAGAAGCGCATCTTGAGATTTACGGCTCAGGAGCATTGGAATATCAGGAGTTGCCATAATAGTTTTTATCCTTTAGGTCAGAAAGCAGAAGTTTCAAGTTCACCTCTCACAGTGATATCAGCATAATCTGCACGAGAAATTACTGTGAGAGAAGAAATGTAATCGGAAAACTCAGTTAGCACACGAGCGGAGTAAGTTAGTAGATCAAGTAATCCATCTGTGTTATCTCGTTTTAATGCGTTAAATTGTGAAATCTGCATATAAACTGCTGCTTTGCAGGAAGGATGAATGTAGAGTTCCCCTGCGAGCAGAGATTTAAACATTGAGAGAATCCGAGAGTTCTTAGAAGAAGAACCTGAGTAGATTTCTACTGGCTCAACTCCAATGATTCCTTGCTGCTCACAGATGAATCTGAACCAATAGTTAAGAGAGTATTGGTAAGCGTTAGATTCAATTGCAATGAGGCGACAGTTATGTGAGAGTGCAAGTTTAAGAGATTCTCGTATTGTATCTCCAGGAGATAAACGATCTTCTATGAGAGACATAAGAACTGGGTAGCCATTATGCACTTCAAAATATCCTATTGAAACTGCATCTGCTCCGAGCTTATCAGTTGCAGGATCAATGATTATGAAGTTTCCTCCTGCGATATCTCCATCTTCAAATGGATATGGTGGAAGTTTTGCAAGATCAATGAGAGTGTTAGTGGAAGCATTCTCATCATTAAGAACTTCTGAATAGAAAATCTCAGGATGACCCATTGAAAGATCATTCTCAAATTCTTTCATCAGTTGCTCAATAGGCTGCAGTTCTTCCCACAGAGAAGTTCCATCTTCTAGAATTCCGCCTGCAATAAATTTAACCCACACAGGATTAGATTTAAGTTTGCGGAGAATACTCCATTTTGTAGGATACATATTAGCTACAAAAATGAATAGGCAGCCTGCTGGAGATTTAGCCTTCATCGCAGTGCCTACCATCCAGCGTTCGAGAGATTCGGATTGTACTTGAGACTCAGCACATTCACGAGTTTGGATATCTTCAAAAATCATTACATCAGGGCGCTCATTCTTGATGTTAAGACCGCGAAGAGAAGTACCAGCCCCGAGAGCAGCAAGAGTAATGTTACGTCCACGATATCCAAACTTTTTAATTGCTTGTGTATCTTTCTCAACTCCGAGTTTCCAGTCACCAAAGACAGTTTTAATATTTGGCTCCTCTAACATATCTATTACATCGGAGAGAATATTCTCTGCGAGAGTAGCGGTAGAGGAAATTACCAGAATGAATTTTTTCCTTGTGAAGAGAATACAGTAAAGGATAAAAATTTTTATGAGAGTAGTTTTCCCAAATCCACGAGGAAGCCCTAATGCGAGCTGGGAAAAATCTCTTGTGCGAGAGACATAGGAAATTAGCCATTTCCATACTGCTTGGAAAACAGGAGGAAAGCAGTAAGAGAAAACTAATGGCATTGCAAGAGCAGAAAGAAAGTCTAGAGAATTACGAGCAGTTTCTTGGACTTCTGTGGAGTCAAAGATTTGTTCACTGTGCGCGGAAATCTCTTGGATCTCCTCTTCATTCTTAGTTTCTGGGAGTGCTCCTCCAAGTGATGCTAGATCAAATGCCATATCTCTTATTTCTTCGGAGGTGTGTGAGACACAGTAATTACCTCTCGCGAGAGCGAGGCACGA